CATTAACTGCTATTCTAGGATCGTAATTGATAATATCTTCGACGTCTTTTGCAATAATTTTTTTAACTTCTTCAGTGAACTGCTCAAATAACATATCCCAGATGACTGTACCAAACTCTGGGTTTTCTAATTTTTCTCCTTTGCGGATATAAAAATGATTTATTAGATCTTGTTTAACTAGATCAATGTCATAAAGTTTATAATTTTTTGCTCCGTTTGAAGAACTAAATCCCCTATAGGTAAAAGTTCCGTAATTAGTAGTAACTTGTGCATTTGATGTTGCAACTGTTTTTTGATTATAAATTTTTGTTCCCATAATTAGTCTGCATCCCTATCTGTTTTATCTGGAGTCAATTGTTCTGGTGCTTGATTCTCGTGCAAGGCCCAAGGTTCGTGCATCGGTATGCGTTTCATAAAGCTCTGAACAACCCCAGCTTGATACTTTTTAGTTTCCCAACTAGATGTTGTACTTGTTGCAGGGTTATCTCTTAGGTCGTATGGTTTAACAAAATCTGCAACTTCTGCAGGTGTTGCATTAGTTGTATCGTTTAAGTGGATTGTTGGAGCCGTTTCTATAATTTGTGCTCCAGAACCTATGCTTAAATCTCCGGTAGAACTAACTCTAAGTTCACCACCGGCAGCAATATCAAAGTTAGTGTTTGTAGAAAATTTTGTTGCAGCACCAATAAGAATATCTAGATTAGATCCTACGGTCAGTTTTGCATCCTTATTAATTAAAAACTCCATATCTGAGCCTATTTCAGCGTGCCACTTTCCTGTCTCTGTTCTAAAGTTCATATTGCGGCCACACTCAAAATTGATATCTCTATCAGCACGTAGATTTAAATCATTTTGTGTATGAATGCTGATGCTGTCTTGGGCATAGATATCAATTTTACCATTACTGGTCATTTCAATCCAAGCTGTTCCTCTTGCATTAGCAATATAAATGATATCTTCAGAATTATGCATTAACAACTGGTGACCAGTTCTGGTCCTAATTCTAAAATATTCTCCGTAAGGAACTTCCGGTTCATATTTTTCTTTGTCGTTTAATAAGTCAATATATTTTACAGGACCATCTGCTGCTGCTGTTGCTCGATGATATCTATCATCTCCATCATCCATTACAATTTGTGTTCCGCCTAAACGACTGACTGGTACAGGGTCCGACTGACTATCTGATTTTCCTACTTTTGCTTTCTTAGCATTAGTTCGTCTATCAACTGGTCCTGGTGTTGAAATACCAAATACCATAGATGGTGCTTCTCTTCGTGGAGACGAATTAACAACTCCTCTAACATCGTCTTCTAATAAACCTTGTTCTAAGAATCTATCGGCAATAGGATGTACAACTTTTTTAATTTTTTCCGGATTAATTTCTTGGTCTTTATCTGCATTTAGACGTTTGTTAATTTCTGCAACTGGCAACGGCAACGGTTTACCATCTAAGGATTTCATTGGACCGTATCGTGCTTTATCTGTAGCATCTAAAGAATTTTCAGTTGATCCAGCAATAGCTGGAACCATATTATTAATGTATCTACCAGGTGCGCAGGCAAACCAAAATCCTTGAGCAGGATCTCCGTTTAAAAATAATACTAAAACGTTAACACCAATGTCTGGAGGCACAAACCACATACCATAAGATTTTTGTGTGTCGTTATATCCGTCAATTGTTGAACTGGCGCCATCATTCTTACCCATAAACTCAAAAGGTGTATGGCCAAAGAACGGCGGAGCATATTTTACAATATACGTTTCGGCATCTTCGCCGGAGGTATTTGCTTGGTCTTTTAATAAATTAACTTCTAAAGATCCCATAAACGTAGGATCTAAATGACTAATAACCCTCGCAAGATATATTCCGTTACCAAGAGTACCGGAACGTCCTTCATTTTCTGCTGAGGGTCTTTGTAATTCTGCCATTATTGTTGTCCTAGGTCTCTATAATATCTGTAACCAGCAACAGGTTTTGTTTTGTTAGATGTTGTCACGGTTTGTGTAGTTTGCCCAGATTGTCCAGTATTTCCATTAGCGGTTGCTGTATCTGTTGTTGAATTTGACGATGATGCAGCATCGTCAACAACTGATGTATCTTTAGGCTCAGCATCACTAATCTCAGTAGCTTGGTTATCTGTTCTAGAAATTGGTCCAGGTGTATCACCTGTTACAGAATTAATCTCAGGTCCCTGTGGTCCTGGCATTCTTAAACATTTTAATTTCTGTTTCCAAAATCCATCTGAAAAGTAATTTTCTACCATATTAACACGATATATACCACCGAACGGACTTTCTTTTCCTGCAATTGAAAAATCGTATAAGCCTGTGGTTTCATTTACATCAGACGGTGTTCTAAATGTTAGATATACATAGACGTTTCCACTTTCGTAGTTCATTGTACCATCGTTTGTAATCTGAGAAGTTTCGCTGGGAGCTCCGGAAAAATATCCTCCCATACCGCTGTCAACCAACCAATACGGATCGCCAAGGATTTCCAAATCAACAGTAACTAAGTCTGCACTATTTCCAGAAAGGAAAGCATATTGAAAGTTTTCAGCAACATTCTGTTCAGTTGATTTAGATCCTGCACCACCTTTAAGTCCTTCAAGTAATTTAGGATCTCTTTTTTTCCTAGCTCTGCCCATTGGAGCTGCCTGTGCGCTGGCATCTTGACCTTGCCCGCTTTTTGTAGAACTGTTAGTTCTTTCAGCAGGCCCTTGTTGGTCTTGGTTGGCTGTTGTTGCAGCCTTGCTTTCAGGAGAAGGATTTGCCCCTGTAAAAAATAAATTGTTAATGTTTATGTCAAATTTTAATATATCAACGTTCTGACCTGTGTAGATATATTGATAATGTTTACATACACTCTTTTGTAGTTCAGCATAACCAACAGGTGCTGCTGACGGATTTGCAAATATAGATTGATGCACGAAATAAGGAACAACTCTATATGTTATTTTTTTTGCATAATCTCCAATTAAATCGTCATAGTTTAACAATTTCATTTGTACATCTAGTTTAAACCATTTAATATAACCTTCTGGGGTTAGATTAGCTTTTGATATTGCATCTGATGCATAATTAGAACTAAGCACAATTTGATTTATAATTGAAGTTAAAGTTTGATCCTGTGAAAAATGAAATGCTCTCAACTTAGGATCAATGGTCATATTATCTCGTTTAACAACACCAGTCTTTGGATCATACTGATCTTGAGCACGTTTAAAAATATGATTACCGCCTCTAGTTTGATCAAATCCTAAGCTAGCAAGCCCAATAGGATTAACTGGTTTACTATCTGCTTCTTCAAAGTCTGCTGTTTGTTCTGCTAACATCCTTTGCTGTTCAGTCATTGCAGGATTAACTGTTGCTCGATTTGTCTTAGGAGGATTGCCTGCGGTCGAATACAGGTCGCTGGCAAGTATAGGGAACTCAATATGGTATTCGTCTTGTTCCTTAATCTGCTGTTCTTTTTTTAATCTATATTCATTATCATTTAATACTGCTGCAAGACTTTTATCTCCTGTGCTTAGTACTTCAACTACATTACCTACACCATTTTGTTTTCCAAAGATTTTTATATCTTTGAAAGTTGTATTCATTGCGTCTGAAAAACCTTGATGGTTGTATGGAATACCTTCTACTTTATAGCTGCTTCCTCCCTCGTTTACACTAAATTTCATAGAAACCAATTTTAGTGTAAAATATTTCGATTTAACAGCTTTGATTGAAACTCCTAATTCGTCAAAACCTTGAATGTCCATTTTTAACAAATATGGAGTATTGTCTAGATAATTTGCATAGCCAGAGTTTACTGCGGCAACCTGCATACTTTGTAAAAGTAATCCCATACTGTAGGGTTCGTAGATGTCAAATTCAAATTTAATAGCATTACTGTTTCCTGTTTTTTCAGTTGAACCAATAATACATTTCATTTGAAAATTATTAACATAATATTCAGGTGTACCATAAAATGTTTTTACACGTTGTTCATCAAATCTTCCAGCTGAAGAAAATACAATGTTTTTTAAATCGGCTGGTGAATTTCTATATGACGACGGGTTATTAAATTGTGCAGGAGTTAAACAAGCCAATGTCCATAACACATTAACAGAAGCAAATTGTTCCATTGGGTTTGGTTTAACATTTGGCAAATTAGGAACTGCACTACCCGCTGTAGTTTTTGTATCAGGAAGTATTGATGATTGCCCGTTTCTTAAAAAGTTTGTTGCACCGCCTGCAACTAAATTTGTAATATTAGATACTGACCCTATGTTAATAGTAGAATTTACAGGGTTAGGAATAATAGGAGTACCGTCGGGCTTTTTTACTTCTAATGCTTTTCCAAGATAATCTAAAATAGATGCCATATTTAGACTCCTAAGAATTTTTCTAAGTTAGTTTTTTTAGGAAGATAGATTGTTGTTCCAGGAGTAAAATCGTAAATTGGATCTTTTAACACGCTCATATTTCTTTGAACGAAAACCCACCATAACTTAGCATCGCCGTATACATCGTATGCTAACAAATCAGGTCTGTGTTTATATTGATTTTCTATAATATAACGAAAATCATCTGCTTCTGCTGGAACAGGTCGAATGTTCAGCAATTCCATATATAAAGAATTCTGAGGAGTAGTTAACCAAGGACTTGTTTTAGAATATTTTGCCATATTATAGATATCCTACACCACCGCCACTGGCCTTCATAGACATTCCGCCACTGGCGTAATCTTGTAAACTGAATTGACGTAGACGCTGTCTGCTGTATATAGGAGCAACGGTTACTGTTATAGTGCTAACAACAGGAACCCACGTATTTGTTTTCCACTTGTCGCAGTGAATGTAGTTTACATCGTCTTTTAAGTCTACCGAAAAAGATTTTACAATTACAGGAATGTTATCAAAAACACTAGCACCGTAACCAGATAAATTACATACCAACGGTGGATTTCCTGCGTATGCTCCTTGACCAAAGAACATTTTAGTTGCTGTTTTAAAGAATGTAGTTGCTGCAATCCAATATGCTGCATCAGATTCTGTTTCGCAGGTAAAATCTCCACTAATCTGAATATCATCCACAACACTATTTTTGTAAGAGTGTACTTGGTAGTTACTGTGAATCATACTTTGAGAATTGTATTCTGCCTTTGTTGATACAGTTATATTTGGATTATAAGGCCAAACAACTCCTCCTGTATTTTTTAAAAGTTCAAACATCGGACTATTAAAAGTATTCCATTGGCAATTAATTCTTACACGCCAATCATTTCCAGGATTTGTGTTTAATTTTATAGCCGTGCCTTGTTTAACAAATGCATCTGCTCCCGATGGAATGTTTGCTCCTCGCTTTAGACTAAGTATATTGTTGAGCATTCCAGCTGTCTTACTAATTCCTGTTGCTAATGCCATTAGGCCGCCGCCAACAGAACCTCCAGCTAATTTGTTTAACCCCCCGGAGATGTCTGCTGCTATGTTACTAGTCGAACCTGCTACAGATTGCAAAGAATTAATTGCTCCTCCAACCTTACTCTGGACTTCAGACGAAATGTTTCCTAAACCAGAAATACCACCTAGTGATCCGGAAGCACTTCCTGCTAAACTTTTAATATTTCCTGTTAGCCCGTTAAGTCCTGACCCAATTTCTCCCGACAAGGAAGAAATTTTACTGTTTAAATCAATTTTCGATAGCTCAGAAAAAGAACTAGTCATTGCAGAGCCAGCTTCGTTTGAAGCCTGTGAAACGCTCTGCGATATGTTTGATACCAATTGAGCAAGAGGATTAATAGATAAAGACATTTTGAGCATATTTCCTTGTCATATAGTCTATTTATTCGACAAAAAATGTGCTATTATATTACTAATTGTGGAGAAATCTAGATAATGAACCAACCAAAAGTTAAGTACCTAACTAATAAGGACCTACTAAGAGAGATACATTTAAGCAAAGTTACATATAGCTCTTATACAAAACAAGAATATCATGAATATGATTTAATTGTTCCTAACTTAGAAAAAATAAACATTAGAACTATAGCAGAAGCAAAAAGAAATAGGGCTGCACGTTTAGCAAAACAAGCGCACGAAGCAGCTATGCTAGAACAGGGTAAAAAAATTCCTGCAAAAGGATTCGAAATAGATTATAAGAAAATTGACAAACACGATCTAGTATTTCGTGTTATGACATTTGATCATATTCCTCTAGCACCCGGTCGTAAAAAGACATTAAAGAATACAGCCGACAGTCACGAAAAAGTAAACTTTCCTCCTTATCAACACTGGAAGTTTGACGACAATGACGAATTGATCTGTGTAGGCAAAAGTCACTGGAAGGGTGGAATTAAAACAGGTAAATTTGATAAAGATCACGGACAAATGACTAATAACTTAGCTCGTATGTTTATTAAATTATGTGAGCGTTATGCAACTAGAGGAAATGTCCGTGGATATACTTACAACGATGAAATGCGTGGTCAAGCGATACTTCAGCTCACCCAAATTGGTTTACAATTTGATGAAAGCAAATCCGATAACCCGTTTGCTTATTATACCGCTGCTGTTACTAACAGTTTTGTTCGCATCATCAATATCGAGAAGCGTAATCAAAATATTCGAGATGATATTCTTGAAATGAATGGTATGAATCCGAGCTGGACCAGACAGAACAGTGGTAGCAGTGGAGCTAATACTGCACCTGTTACAATCACATCTGGCGAAGATTGGGATTGACCTTTAATTAAAAATACTGTAACATAAATCTATGAATCTATTTAAAAAAGCAGCTTGTTTCACAGATATTCATTTTGGTCTTAAAAGCGGTAGCAGAACACATAACATTGACTGCGAAGAATTTGTTAAGTGGTTTTGTGATACAGCCAAAGAAGAAGGTGCAGAGACGTGTATCTTTTTAGGTGACTGGCATCACAATCGTGCCAGCACAGACGTTAGTACTATGAATTATACTCTTTCAAACTTAGAAAGACTTAGTGCTTCGTTTGAAAAAGTTTACTTTATACTTGGCAACCACGATCTGTTCTACAAAGACAAACGTGAAATTAACTCTGTAGAGTTTATGCGCCTATTTCCTAATGTTGTTCCAATTAGAGAAATTTTTACAAACGGAGATGTTACTATCCTTCCGTGGTTAGTAGCAGATGAATGGCAAAAAGTTCCTAAGATCAAAAGCAAATATATCTTTGGGCACTTAGAACTTCCGCATTTCTATATGAACGCTATGGTGCAGATGCCCGATCACGGACAGTTGCAAAGCGATCACTTCCAACATCAGGACTATATCTTCTCAGGACACTTCCATAAGCGTCAACAAAAGGGTAAGATTGTGTATATTGGTAATGCTTTCCCTCACAACTATGCAGATGCGGGTGATGACGAACGTGGTATGATGTTATTAGACTGGGGAGGTACTCCAGAGTTTAAGACTTGGCCTGGACAACCTGTTTATAGAACATATAAACTAAGTCAAATTATTGATACTCCAGATAAGCTGCTTCGTGAAAAGATGCATTGCCGTGTAACTATTGACCTGCCTATTACTTTTGAAGAGGCAAACTTTATTAAAGAACAGTTTATGCCGCAGTATAATCTGCGTGAGCTGATGCTGATTCCAGAAAAAGTAGAAGTTGAATCTAATGTTACTCCTATTGATTTAGAATTTGAAAGTGTTGACACAATTGTTATGAATCAGATCAATGCAATTGAAAGCGACACCTACAATAAAAAACTGTTATTGGAAATTTATAGCGAACTATGATTAAAATTAAAAATTTAACAGTCAAGAATTTTATGAGCGTGGGTAATCAAACCCAAGCCATCGACTTTGACCGCGGACAGTTAACCTTAGTACTTGGTGAAAATCTAGATCTAGGAGGTGATGATTCTGGGGCTCGCAACGGTACGGGCAAAACAACAATCATCAATGGACTAAGCTATGCTATCTACGGTCAAGCCCTAACTAATATCAAGCGTGATAACTTGATTAACAAAATTAACAGTAAAGGAATGTTAGTTACTGTTACTTTTGACAAAGATGGGCAGGAATTCCACATTGAACGTGGACGCAAACCTAATCTATTAAAGTTTAGTATTAACGGTCAAGAACAAGAACTTAAGGATTTAGACGAAAGTCAAGGCGATAGCCGGGAAACTCAAAAAGCAATTGAAGAAGTATTTGGTATGAGTCACGAAATGTTTAAACATCTTGTTGCTCTAAACACTTATACAGAACCTTTCTTATCAATGAAAGCTGCCGATCAACGTGCTATCATTGAACAGTTGTTGGGTATTACTATACTTTCTGAAAAAGCAGAAGCACTTAAAGAAGCTATCAAAGCATCTAAAGATGCTATTGCTACAGAAAATACTAGAATCGAAACTATCAAAGCCAGCAACGAGCGCATTCAGCAGAGTATTGAATCTCTAGAGCGTAAACAAAAGCTATGGGCAGACAATAAAGAAACTGCTATGGAAAATTTGCTCAAGAGTATTGATCGCTTGATGCAAATTGACATTGAAGAAGAGATAGCTAATCAGCGTTCTTTAATCGAATGGACTAAAACTAAAAAAGAACGAGACAATCTTACTTCTTTAATCGCAAAACAAACAGCAGCATTAGAAAAAGAACAGAAAGTATTATCTAAATTAGAAAAAGAATTAGTAAGTCTAGCTGATCATAAGTGTCACGCTTGTGGACAAGAAGTACACGACAGTAAACACGATGAAATGTTAGGTGCTAAAGCTCAGCAGGTTGAAGAAAGCAAGGGTGCTATTAACGAACATCTTGAAGAACTGGCGACACTTAACGAAGCTATGTCGCTTTTAGGTGAGCAAGGTGATTGTCCAACTGTTACCTATGACAGTTTAGAACAAGCTCTTAATCATAAAAATACTTTAGATGGATTAGAGCGCGACGTTACAATCAAAGATGCTGAAGAAAATCCCTACGACGAACAAATATTAGAACTTAAGAATACCGCAGTTCAGGAAATTAACTGGGATGCTGTCAACGAACTAGTAAAAATTAAAGATCATCAAGAGTTCTTACATAAACTGTTAACTAACAAAGACAGTTTTGTTCGTAAACGCATCATCGATCAGAACCTAGCTTTCTTAAATCAACGCTTAACCTACTATCTTGATAAGATTGGATTACCGCATACTGTTGAATTCCAAAATGATTTATCAGTTATCATCACTCAATTAGGTCAAGACCTCGACTTTGATAACTTATCACGAGGTGAACGTAACAGATTAATCCTGTCATTATCGTGGGCGTTCCGAGATGTGTGGGAAAACTTATATCAAAGTATTAACTTGTTGTTTATTGACGAGTTAGTAGACTCTGGTATGGATGCGTCTGGTGTGGAGTCAAGTATTGCTGTTCTAAAGCGTATGACTCGAGAGCGTGACAAGAATGTATTCTTGATTTCGCACAGAGACGATCTAACCAGTCGTGTAAATCACGTATTAAAAGTTATTAAAGAGAATGGATTTACTTCATACTCTACAGATATTGAGATTATGAACTAATGGCAACAGACAGTCATGATAAGATGATAGAAGCGTTTCAGCAATATTTCAAATATCAGGATCGCTTTGAATACAAAGGCTCAGACGAAGCAGGCATTAAGGCACGGTATTGGCTATCAGAAATTAGAAACGAAGCAAGTAAAAGGCGAGTAGAAATACAAGAAAAACGACAGGCACGAAAAAAAGCCAGAAAAGGCGTATTAGGCAGACCCCCCAAGCTAACTAAGTGAGTGCAATGGACGTATCAAAATCAAATAGTTGAAGAAATTCCAGAAGGCTATATTGGCTTTGTTTATCTCATCACGAATCTAACTACCGGGCAAAAGTACATAGGCAAGAAACTAGCACAGTTTAAACGCACGAAACCACCTCTCAAAGGCAAAAAACTTAAAAGAAGGTCTGTAGTTGAAAGCGATTGGCGCGACTACTGGGGATCATCTGATAGGTTAAACGCAGACGTCCAAGCATTAGGTCCCGGAAATTTCACAAGAGAAATACTTTATCTTTGCAAATCCAAGGCAGAAATGTCGTATCTAGAAGCAAGAGAACAGTTTGAACGCAGAGTTTTAGAAACAGATGACTATTATAATGGCATTATAAACGTCAGAGTTGGCGGATCAAACATACTTAGACAGCGTCTAGAAGAACATAAAAAGGCAAAATAAAAGCGGTTTTTTGGCTCGCGCAGGCCTAAGTTCG